AACTGAATCCGACCTGCGATAGTGCGCCGGTGATCTCTTTAACGGTCAGTTCTTTAGAGAAGTCATCCGTCAGTCCGGGGGAGCTCCACCCTTGATGAGCGATGCCGTCGAACAGTTTCGCGTCGGGGAATGCGCGTTTTGCGATGGTGGTCTTGCCTGATCCAGAGGGGCCGACAATCATGCCAATCGACCACTCCTCATTCTCGATGGGCATATCGACATCCCAGGATTTGGCCAGCTTACTTTGAACGGGCACGTCAAACATGCCGGCAATACTCTCCGATCTAAAGGAAGGCTGATATTCGGTTACAACTGTGTGTGTGAATTTTGGCATAGCGATTACATGGTTTGAATTTTGCAGTTACGACCTTGCCGCTTTAGCATTTCGTAGATTTCCGCCTGTTCTTGTTCGCCCGAGCACTCAACAACTACATGCCATGAGGGTTTGTATTCAACCTCTTTGACTGTTTTGGGCGTCGTGTCGATTTCTTTCGGCATGCTGTCCGTGTAGCTGTCGGGCAAATCTTCAGACAGATCGCCTATAGCAAACTTTTCAAATATGCCATTCAGTTCGTCGCCATCCATGCCGAGACTGTCGAGATCGAAGTTAGCCAACCCAGAGAGTCGCATAACTTCTTCGCCCAATAGGTCAATGTCGTATTCATTGCTGGCAATCTTGTTGTCGGAGATGCGCATTGCATCCTTCCGTTCCTCCGACATACCTTTGAGAACCATTACCGGTATGACTTTGCTTTTTAGCTTGATCATTGCCAGGCGCCGGCCATGTCCGGCGATAATCACGCCATTCTCATCGACGATGATTGGCACTCGGAAACCGTCCTTCTTGATGATCTTCGCCAGCGCCTTTACCTGCTTATCGCTGTGAACCTTGACGTTTCTCTCGTAGGGAATGACCTTGTCGATCGGCCAATACTCAACCTGCAACTTATCATCAGTAAGTAGTGACTTATTATTCATAGTCTTGTAAATCCTCTTCCATATCAATCGGGAACTCAAAGTCTTCTGTTGATTCTCCATCAAACATTAAAGACCTTTCGGCGTATTCAAACATTTCGCCACTATCGCAATGCTCACAAGTTGGCGTCTTTTCGAAATGAATGCACTCTTTGCATTCGTCAAATTTGTCCGTCATTACATTGCCCCGATCAGTATGTGAACGAGCGCATCGCCGGCATTGGTGAGTGAATCGCTGTCCTTAAATCCATTTACCTTGATGACGTTCTTAATAATGTCCTCAATCTGCGCCGCGTCTTCGATTGGCACTTTGAAGCGCATGATGGTGTGTGTTTTTGGCGCCGATGTGGGCTCCGGCTTTTGAGGCTCGCCCAGGTCGTCATCATCAAGCGGAACCAGTAAATCCAGATCAATCTTGGTAGCCGACATCCATGTGTCGATCTCGATTTCGCTATAGGGGAGGATATTGGCGAGAATTTTTGAATCCTCAAGTGAGTTGAACAGCTCGGATAATTTCAAACTGTCGTCAGAACCGTATCGGGCATTATGGGCGAGACTGATTTCCCTGGCCCGGTTGTCCGAGATGTTCTGGAGAACGATGACTGGTATTTCCTTCTTCTTGAGTTTGGTGGCGATCTTGGTTCGGTGCTCGCCACCCAATATTTGGTAGGTTCCATCATCGAGCTCTCTGGCGATCACCGCGTCAAACATTTCGTTTCGTTTTAAGCTTTCCGTCAGTTTTGCCTCATTTTCCCTGGACATCACATTGGAGTTCCAGGGATTTGGGACCAATAACTTCGGATCGATGTATTGAAAATTCAGTCGATTCGTTTTGTCCGTCATTTTTGTCTTATAATCTAAGTAAGTTGTGACTTATAGTAACCACAGTTTCTTTAGAAAACAACATCTTATTAAGTTCAGGATAAATATGGCTGTTATACAAATTGCCGCAAATGCGATCAAAGCGAAACTGATCAATCCGGATAAGGATATCAAGATCATGATTTCCGAAATTCTCTCCTACGAAGTTGAGGGAGCTGAATACAGCAATGCATTCAAATCGACCGAATGGTCGGGCATATCGTCATTTTTCAAAATGAACGACTGCACATTCCCGGCCGGCTTCGTGGGTTACGTCAAAAACCAGCTCGAAAAGAAAAGGCACATCGTTCATGTCGCAAGAAAACCACTGCCGAAGCCATTGGGTGATGAAAATCCAAAGGTCGATCACTTTCCCGAAGACCCACGATACGATTATCAGATGCAAACCGTCAGTAGGCTCGAAGACAAGGGAAGAATGGTTGCACAGATTGCAACGGGCGGAGGTAAGTCTCGTATCTCTCGGTTGGCTTACAGACGTATTAACCGCAATACTCTCTTTCTGACCACTCGCGGCGTTCTGATGTATCAGATGAAGGATGCATTTGAGGAAATGGGCGAAAAAGTCGGTGTTATTGGCGACGGTGAGTTCAAACCCAGACGTGGATTTAACTGCGGCATGGTGCAGACCATCATTGCCAGGTTAAACGACCCGGCGAGGCGCGACCTAATGTTGAAAGTGTTGGAGATATTTGAGTTCGTCATTCTGGAAGAAGCGCACGAAGTCAGTGGCAATGGCTACTACGAAATTTTAAATCTCTGCAAAAACGCCCACTATCGGCTTGCCCTAACAGCAACCCCTTTCATGAAGATGAATGGTGAAGCAAATATGCGACTTCATGCCGCAGTGGGTGGGATTGGCATTAAGGTTGACGAGAAGACGCTCATCGAACGTGGCATTCTTGCCAAGCCTTATTTCAAATTCATCAACACTGAAAAGCCAAAGTATCTTTTCAAATCAACACCCTGGCAAAGCGCTTATCGATTGGGCATCGCCACCAACGACTTCCGTAATAAGCATATCGTCTTTGAGGTTGAGCGAGCGTCAAATGTTGGTTTGTCGTCAATGATTCTGGTTCAGCACAAAGAGCATGGCAAAAAACTGAATGAAATGTTTAAGCAGGCCGGCATACGGTCGATGTTCATGTTTGGCGAACACTCTCAGTCCGAACGTAAAAGTGCATTGGGCAAACTGAAGGACGGAAAGTTGGATGTTCTAATTGGATCAACCATTTTGGACGTGGGCGTTGATGTGCCGGCTGTAGGTATGATCATACTAGCGGGCGGTGGCAAGGCTGAGGTCGCTCTGCGTCAAAGAATAGGCCGTGGATTGCGGGCAAAGAAGGGTGCGAATGTCGCCTTTATCATTGACTTTGCCGATGAGCACAACAATCACCTAAGAGATCACGCCGCAACCAGGCGCCAAATTATTCAAGCCACACCGGGATTCGTCGAGGGCATTTTAAAGAGTGGCGATGATTTTGATTTCAGCATTTTAAAAGCGGCGTCATGAGTAATTCAAATCTACCCTACTGGGATACCGTGATGGTTGATAGAACCATCTCCATCTCCAAGTCAACTCTTGACAGGATTACGACAGAGGCGGATCGCCTAAACATACCGCGTTCAAAATACATCGAGTTGGCGTTGATGAGTGGCAATCCGGAATCAAGAGCGTGGAGACAAGCCAGCAAACGCTATAACGCCGCCCGAGTAGATAGGCTGCGGATGGGCAATCTCAAACGGAAAGTGACATGGCAAGAAAGAGCTGGTCTGGTTACCAAGAGTAGCGAGTTAAAAACAATCATCACGAAAGCAATAGAGGAGATAAATGAACAACATCATCACGAAAGTGGAAATGACGCCGGAGGTCAAATCACTGATATCCGCTCTTTCCAAGAAGTTCAAAATCAGGCAATCGGAATTGTGCGGTATATGGATGGGGATGATTGACCCCGGTAATGAAATGCTCATCGAGCGAGTGTTGCATCTAAGAGCCAAGACGGAAGTTGATAGGCTATCGTCAACCCGCAATGCCTTGATAGCGAGACTTCGTCAAAGAGGGGTGATGCAGACGCTTAATGACATGAGCAATGAGGAGCTGCAAGAAATGATCGGGAAAATTATTAAGAAGAAAAGTAAGTGAGTTGTTACTTATGATTTATTTATATATCGTTTCTTTTCGAGTCGTTGGCATGGTGTGTCACTTTAGATCGATCAATATCGGATCGCTGATTCATCCGAAAAACATGAATGCATTCCTCATGGCAGAGGAATTGGAGCGCAAATACGCCGTTAAGCGGAATCTTTTTTTAGAA